GCTGTTGATCTTTGGAATCGGGGCAAATTGCATCAGCCTCGCAAGTTTGGTGCAGTCCACCGTCATCGCAAAGAGCACTGGTTAGAAACTATACTGCTCGACAGCGATCTAGAACAAAATCCCATGGCCAAAGAAGCCTGGGATCACTATAAAACGGTGGCACTGCTATGCGATATTAAACCGCAGAGCCAAGGATTTTGAGGCTGATGTAGGACAACCAAGCACCCACAGCTCTCTTGTTGGGACGATATCAACCTTGGCATGACGGGCACTTGGTACTGTGTACGCAAATGCAAAAAAGGACGGATTGCTGTGATCCGTCCTTGATCTCTGGCCCATGTGCACCAAGCTCTTAGCCAATGGCTGCTTTTTTGACAGTGGATTTGCTCATAGCTTTGGCTGGTGCTTTGGCCGTGTGTGTGTCTAACATGGGCATCTGCGACACCACTGGTTCTGGGTTTGCATCAGACAGAATTTCTGCAGCCTGCTGCTGCACTCGCCGGTTCACAGGGTTCAGTGTGGGATCTATGGCGTAGGCCTGTGCACGGCGTGCAGTGGCATCTGCTTCCAGCATCTCGGCCATGCGTATGAGTTCTCTGGCCTCTTGCGCACGACCGTCGGCTGTGGTGCCTTCCATGTTGCTTTGATGCACATTGAATTTGCCCATTTCAGCTATGACCTGGGCGCGTGTGATGGGATCAAGATCTTCCAATGCCAACGGTGCTTCGGCATCGACCTTTTTCATTTCTGACAAGATCTGTCGCAGAGGAAACTTCATGCCACGTGCAGGTGTCATGTGCACCAGATCCACCGGCACCTTCATCAACCGCTGTGCAGCATGCAGCTTCTGCAGCATGGTGAGGCTGCTGCCATCTGGAGCAGGGCGACGACCCAGTATTTCACCTAGATCCTTGCTCTGTTGTCCTTCAACGCTTTCCACAATCTTGCGTAGGGCTTCGTTGTACTGGTCTGGCAGTGCATCAGTGTCCACAACCAATGCATTTTCTTCGTCGTTGGGCAGACTCATAAAGACCACCACTACCTGTTTGCCAGTGTTTTCCAACTGACCTATGTGCTTCAGCAGGTTAGCCATTGGCTGCTGCCTGATCAGTGGTCTGCTGAGCAGCGACACTGTCACAGAATCTTTTGAATTTGTTATACAGCTGGCCAATTGGCTCCAGCTCTGCTCCACGGAAAGCACCGCGGCTGCTAGCAAGATCCAACACTGTCAAGATGTTTTGCAGATCTGCTAGGCTGATGTTGGCGTCTGATTGTGGTTGGTCTGGCACTGATCAATCTCCTGATAGACATGGTTACCTATATTAACCACTCTTATCAGGAGATCCAAAATCTTTTTACTAGGCTAGACTGTTCCACACTCTGATCATGGCCAGACTGATGCTGCCAAAACTGGTAAGGAATGCACCAGTGCCAAACACAAGGTCATTGTGCCAACTTTCGTACCAAACCCCCACTGTGCCAGATATCAGGAATGCAGCGAATAGCAACAGAGGTAAACAGATCTTCTTGCACATGTCGCCAAGTCTCCTTTAGCCCAAAAGGCACAAATATTTATTGGGACTTGGCTGATCAGCGGCTCTGCAGGGTCTTAAAAGCGTGGATCACCACACGGCGATCGGCCATCTTCAGTTCTCGTAGGCTACGTGGCATGTGCGGCGTGCCCAGCTGTGTGAGAATCTGACCAATGCGAGCCCAATCGCAGCATTGGCGATCGTCTTTGAGATCTCCGCTGTGTTTCATCATTTCTCGTCCCAGTTGCATGGTATTCATATGCTGACCCCCTCTGTGGTAACTAGCGATTTTCAGTGACAGTGCCAACCTGCTGGCCAGAATATTGTGCTTCAGCTAGACGTTTGGCTTCGGCCACACTGTGTGCTGTGATCTGCACCTTGCTCACAGTGTGGGGGAAATGCACGGTAACAGTCCAAGTCTTCATGGTTTTGACTCCTACTGATGGTGTCTGAGGTGAAAGTCTATGGCTTCTTCTCGGCTGGCAAAGGTGATCCTCACATGAGCATCGGGCAGATATATATGCTGATCCAGCTGTGCTGTGGGCCATTCCAACATCAGCTGCTGTTCCAACAAACTGAAATTGAAGTTGACATTCCAGGGGTCAATCTCAGCCACTATGAGATTGCCTTGCAGCTGTGTGTCTTGTATCAGTCTCGCGCGATGAATTTTTTGGCCCACGTCTCTGCCCAATCATCTAGGTTTTGCGCGAGATATTCCACACCGGCTGCGCTGTGAACGCTTGCAGTTTTGGCAATGCTGTTGGCTACCACAGTGGGCAACTGACCCTCAATCATGTCCATGATGCGATTGCGTTCATGCGTGGGCAGATCTCTGCTCCAATAGGCTAGTCTCTCAGCTACCTTAGCGCACAGCTGCACTGTGAGCTCTGTGAGCTGCGGTATCCATTCGGCAGGAGTGCCTTGTGTCATTTGCGGTCCTTGTTATATAGGTCTTGTGTGGTCTTGGCGGTGTGAACTTTGAGCAAGGCTCTTGGCCGTTATGCTGTGGGCCATGCGCTGACCAACCTCGCTGAGATAAATCCACCAGCTGGTTTGGTTCATGCCTGTCTCCTCAGCGTATACCACATGATAGCCTGCTGTATGTGTGTAGTCAAATCTGGATGTAGTTCAGCCAGCTGCTCCACTGAGCGCCGCACGTATCCGCCGCTGGCTTTTTTGTCTATGAGGTGTTGCAGTTTGCGCTGGTTAAGGTCATAGTCACAGACCTTGACGGTGCTGCCCCTGCGTGCCCAGAAGGCAAACAGTTGCCCGTTGGCTCTGCACATGCCCCAAATCTTGTCACTGTGGTCCTGTGTGCAGTGTCCTGCCCAGACAATGATCAATTGCATGTGTGCTGCTCCGGCGGGGGCAGCTGCTTACGCAGCCTGCCCAATCTCCTCTACACCGGTGTGGCTGTCATAGTAGCAGTAGGTGCCAAACGGCGGCTTCACACGAGTCTTGTGTCCCTCGGTGATGATCCACAGTGTGTCTGCATAGGTTTCTGGGCCCCAAGTACCGTGGGGATAGCCATCTGTAAACACCACAGCCTTCTTGGGTTCAATGTTGTGATCCATCCAATATTTCCAAAATGCCATAAAGTCTGTACCACCGCCACCTTGGCACTGATACTCCAACAGCTCATCAGCTGTGTCTTTGGTAAACGTCTGGTAATTGTATACCTTGGTATCAAAGCAGAGGATGCTGATGTTGAAGTCGTTATACATGTTCATGATGCCATGCACTTCGCTGAGGAAATCCTTGGCCATGGCATCACTGATGCTGCCGCTCATGTCAATAGCCACGGCAATGTCAATGGTTTCATCCTTGTCCAGTGTGGGCAGGAAGATGCCACCATACATGTGTTTGCGATTGGGACGCATCCAGGTAAAGTCGTTGGTGATGCAGCTTTGGATGTTCTGCTGCAAGAGATCGCGCCAATTGATCTTGGACTCTACCAGATCGTCAACCAAACGAGCCAAGCTGGCAGGCATTTTGCCAGCAGCTGCCTGTGCTGCCTGCATGACTTTGTTTTTGATCTCATCGCGGATGCCTTTGAGATCACTGTCGCTGATGTTGATGGGATTGCCATCTTGGTCCACCGGCACCTTGCCAGACTTGTTGTCTTTGCCGCCCTTGCCGTCGCTGCCCAGCTGCAGATGCACGTCCAATGTCATCTGCTTTTTGACTTTGCGCTTTTCAAGATCATCATAGACTGCCTCAGATGTCCACCCCAAATAGCGTTCGTCATAGAGGCCCACTCGCTGGTTGGCTTTGCCGTCTTCATCCACGTCGGGTACTTTTTTAGTGGGCATCTTGCCAATTCTGTCGCTTACCAACATGCCATTGATTACAAAATCATTGGCCATGTTCCACCAGCTGGGATCGCGATGTGTGCGGCGTCCAAAGTGATCCAACGCCACATGCAGCACCTCATGACACAGCACAAATTTGATCTCTTCAATCTCCAAATCACGAAAGAAATCTCGATTATAGTAGATGTTGCGTCCATCAACAGCTGCTGTCTGGCACCAACCCGCGTCAGTGGCATCCACCAGCGGCAGCTGCATGGTCAGTGTGCCAAAGAACGGCTGTTTGAACAAAAGGTCCAAACGGGCTTGGGTAATTTTCTTGGTAATGGGATCGCGTTGCCGCATGTGTTATCACTCCTTGCTGTGCCATACACTAACATATATCGCATGCACGTCAACTGATATCTGTCAACACCACACCCAGCATCTCATAGGTGCTGGGTGTGGTGAGATAAACCGTTGATTATGTTGGGATCAGATCGCTATACCTTGTGCAAAATTCTGCCCAGTTCTTGAGCTTGGGTGCTTTGAGCGGCAGCTTGTAGGTACCCATAATGGTCTTGGCGCCCATCACTGCCATCTCATCTGCAAAGTTATCCATGATGAAGCGGAAGAATACATCAACCTTTTTCTGGAAAGCTTCGTCCTTCTTGCTGTCCTCCCTGACACCCTTGCTGGCATCGTTGAGCTCATAGCACAGTGCAGTGGTCAGTGCATACATCACATCCAGCTGCTTGTTGTTGAGCTTGGTAACCTTGCCCTCAAGAATATCTTTGGCACTGGGCAGGTTTGATGCCTGCTTGCGATAGGTCATGAACTTGATGCCCGGACCTTCGCCCACAGTGCCCTTGATCAGTGTGCTGAGAATGTCTTCGGGCAGACGCACATCAACCATCTCGCCGTCACGATTGAGCTCCTGCAGCAGTTCGCTGGCAAAGAACCAGCTGCGCGGCGTGGCAAACGCATAGCTGTCGCTGCTGGGCTGGAAGTTCATCAAGTCGTTGGGCTGGAAGCTGAGATAACCAACCACGTCCTTGTGCACACGATTCAGCAGTGCCCATTCCTTCCAATCGTCAATGTTGACATCCAACGTCACATGCGTGAAGCGATTGGCCAGCGGCATGGGCATGTTGTAAGCCACGCCCTTGTCCTTCACGCGGTTGCCCGCAGCCACAATCACCACGTCCTTGGGCAGCTCATAGGTACCAATCTTGCGATTGAGAATCACCTGATAGGTAGCAGCCTGCACGCTGGGCGGAGCAGCACTCATTTCGTCAAAAAACACCAGTGCACGGCTGTTGGGATCAGTGGGCAGATCCGAGGGATTGCTCCACTTGAAGACTTTTTCAGTCAGCGGCACATTGGCTTCATCGCGCACCAATTTGCCTTCGGCATCATATACCTTGACCTCGGCCAAATAGGGAATACCACGCACATCAGTGGGTTCCATCAGCGGCAGGCGAATGTCAATCAGCGGGCGATTCTGCTCGCGAGCCACAGCGGCAACAATGTCGCTCTTGCCAATGCCCGGTGGACCCCACACAAAGATAGGGCGCTTGCGGTTGATGCTGTGCATCACCGAGGCTTTGAGTGCACTGGGACTGATGCCAGTGGTTTCTGGCAAGCGAGTCTGTTTTGCGGAAGCATTAGCCATTTTGTATCAACTCCGTTGTTTGTGATGCTAAACTAGCACAATGTGTCGTGTTGTCAACCCTGATTGTGTCTGCTGCAGACACAATCAGTCGTCACGCTCCCCCACACTGACTCTGTAGCCGGCAGCTTTCAACACATCAGCATAGGCTCGTGCTCCGGCAACCTTGCAGTCAATGTTCTGACCTGGATAGCCGCTGGGATTCCTCAGCTCAATGCCCTTGTGATAGGACTTCTTGAAGCCAACACGGGCAAATTCCTTGCCCTCCTTGGTGTTGAGCCCAATGCCATACACTGTGACCCAGGCAAAGCCGCACATGGGTTGGTCTCGTCCGCCAATTTGTGTCAGCATGTGAGCTGCTGCTGCGCGTGCAGCATCAGTGGCCTTGTGGTGGAGTTCTGCAATCATATCAACTCTCCTTAGCTATCTGCATAATAGCAGGTATCTGTCTGCTGTCAACTCCAATTTGTGAGATCAACCCACACCATGCTGTCTACAGCACAATCACAGTCAGAGCACCAAACACTACAGCTGCAAGCAACAGATCGGGCATATATTCCCAGATCATGAGACCGATGATCTGCAGCTTGAGGCTGTGGATCTGTGTGAGGCTGTCGGGCTTTTCAGACATTGCATGCTCCAGTTGTTGGCTCAAGATCTGCACACTAGCAGGTCTAAGATCTGCACGCTAGCAGGTCTTGAGCATGCGTCAACTGTTTTCTGTCTCAAGATCCATCCACTGCGTGCAGAATGCTTCTGTGAACACTGCCTGTGGTTTTGGTCCCTGACCACGGCGCTGTGTGTATGCTGTGCAGAATGCCTGCCACAGCTGTGGATTGGCCACGTAACAGGCATGATCACTGGGTGCAGAAGGACTGTGTTTGTGTTTCCATGTCATGCACACATGATACGCTGTGACACTGCAGTGTCAACCACTGCGTTTGAAACTGATATACAGCTGGGCACTGCCCCCAGCCATTTGCAGCTCAAAGGCCACTGTTTGATTGTAGACCAGCAGCACAGAGCCTCGCACAGCCCAGGGCCCGCGCACAGCCTGATCCATGCCAATCAGCACTCGGCCTGTCATGATCACATTGTCAACATGGTCTGCTGAATAGCTGTGGTATCGTGTGCCAAGAACTTTTTGACCTGTGGGTGTCAGTCGCCAGCCCTGGTTAACAAACAGAATTTTGCGTATCTGTGACATGCGCTGTTCTGTGAAAGGGTCTTCAGAGTCTATGATACCTGTTGCTGCACAGAGATCGACTCCATAACGACTCAACCAGACCAAAGGTCCCAGCTGTCCAAGATCCCAGAGATCGTTGTGTGACCAATCTTGCTTCTGCATAGCATATTTAATCTTCCGAGCGAAAGTCTGTTTGCCTTTGGGTCAACAGCAGTTCGCCATGCCTAGAATCTGCCGCCGTCCTGTTTGATCTCAGCACTGATGATCTGCTGCTGCAGATCCATGATCTTTTGGGACAGTGTGGCCTGCTGTGCCAGCAGCACAGCAATGCTTGCGCTGAGTAGATCTGCATCATGCATGGTTAGGCGAATTTCTCTGCTGTTGCTGATCTTGGCCACACGGTGTTTTTCCAAGAACGCTGCCACCTGGCTGTGCGCATCTGTCATATCTTGGCTGTCCTTTTCTTTTGACTCATGGCATTTTGCATTTCCAGTTTGGTACGGAATGGTCCAATATAGCAGTTTTCAGCCAAGGTCTGTGCTCGCGGGCAGTAGCTGCCTGTCCACCCGTGATCAAAGTTCAATGCAAAGTAGCCTGCTGCAAATCTGGCTTTGCCCTTGGCAGTTTTGGCATAGGTCACTATGGAACCCTGTTCAATGTCAAAGGCAGATTTATGCTTGATTGGATAACCATTGATTTGGCCAATTTCATCTTCTTTGTCGTCGTCCTGATCCCGTGCTTCTGCAGTGAGACTGCCGCCCAACCATGTCTGCAGATCATCAAAATCTTCAAAACTCCTGCGTTCAAACGCGCCTATCAAGCGGTATTCCTGAGGTTTGATGATCATCATGCCCAAATTTGTGCCATCCTTTTCTAGGATATAGCTGGTTTCAGTGATCTGTTTCAGTGTCCATTGCGTCATGTGGCGTCGATCCTCAGCTGCCCAGCATATGTTGCACTCAGACATGGACTGAAGTCATTGACGTTTTTTTCTATACGAACCAACCCATTGACATTGCAGAAACGCATGAGTGCTACACCAACTTGTTTTTTGGTTGGTTGATTCACTGCGTCAACGATATGGCGATCAAACTTGTCAATGAGATCCAGCGGCTGTTGAGTGAGATCGATCAACATGCGGTTTCTCTCATAGTCGTCCCGTACTCTGTGCTCTATATTGCTGTGATCTAACCACTTGCTGAGCATGATGTTGTTCCAGGTGTAGCCGCGATTGTGACGATCTTCAAATGCAGCTTCCAGTTTGGCCTTGCGCACGCCAGGAAAGGCACTCATGATGTTGTCGCTGTCATCTCCGCGCATGCACTTTTCAAACAGCAGCCATTCTGGATTGGGTATAGGCAGAGTCTTGCCTTGCTTGTTCACTGCAAGATTGCCATCTTTGTCGTAGATCCCCTGATGAGTATACAGCAGGCTGGCAATGCCATTGTAGAGTATGACATTTTCTGCGATCAGCTGTTGGAAATCGCTGTCGCTGCTGATAATCACATGCTTGTCATGAGGATGTAGCTGTATCCAGCGGGCAATCATGTCGTCTGCTTCTGCATTGGGATGACGCAGCACCGTGCAGTTGGTCTTGGTCTTGATGAATTCCACAAAACCATCCATGCTCTCAAAGAACACAGTGTCTTCTTCAATTTCGCGTGCTGTGCGCTGAGCAGCAGCCAGCTTGCGATTGGCTTTGTATGGTTGATAGATATCCTTGCGCCAGCTGCGTCCTTCCAGACAGAACACTGTGTGGCTGCCATCAAAATCTGTCCAGACCTTTTTGATACTGTTGAATATGATGTGCAGAGCCATGCCCAGCTGCAGCTCAGTGCTGGGAGCTTTGACTCCGTGGCGCACACGCATGAAGAGATTTTGGCAGTCTATGACCAAATATGTTTGCACTGTGTGTTACCTTGCTGGGTCATGAAACTGCTGGATGGCTGCTGGGTTGCAGCTGTTGCTTTTTGAGATCGCGCTTGTGTTGATTTACCACAGCGCCGTATTTCTTCACTTCTTTGATCATGTCGCCGTAGTCGTCGCCGCCCAGCATCCACAGCTTGTGGATGTCGCGATTTTCTGCCAACCAAGAGGTTTTGCAGAGCTTGCGCAGCACTGTGTCTGTGTTTTCGCGATTGAGACTGGTTGGACTGAGTCCTTCTGCTACCACCGCTGCATACAGGCGTCCCACGTATCCAAATTGTGGTTTAGGTAAATCCATGTCAGTGCGTTCCTTATGGTGCTGCCCCATGATTATATAGTATCTCACGCATAGACACAAGGCATGGCAGCTGTGGCCTGTCAAGTGACAGGGTTGGTGTCAGTACAAGCTGCTCATGCCCGAAGCCATACCCACTGCAATGCTCCAAGCCCGCGAAAGCTTGCTCTGCCTTGGTTCACTCTAGCTGTGTTCTACCTTGCCATCGTCTCTGCGCACACGACGCACACTGCTGACAAATTCAGGGTCCGTGGGAGCCATTTCGCTCAAGATGCTGTTGCACACATCGTTGAGCCAGCGATTGATGCAGTCTTCGTCTGAGCCCTGATAACCATTGACTCGCAGGTACTGCACAAATGCATCATTATAGTCTAATTCAAAGAAGGTCTTGCCGGGATCAACAGGATCCCAGCTGATCTTTGGCATGGCCATAAATGGTTCATTCTTGAGATCAGCAGCCTTGCGCTCGTGTTCCTGAGGGCTGATGCGATTGTGTTCAAGATCAATGCGCAGCTTGGCCAACTCCATGGCACTGGGGTCGCCTGTGTGATCCAGTTCTGCCAGACCAATCTTGGCACTGTAGGTATCGATCTTGCCATACTGCTGGTCTATGGTGATCACAGCGCGAGTGAATTCAGTGGTGCCTGTGCCGTGCTCGATAGCCGCCTTGGCAATGGCCAATTCATAGCCTGACAGATTGTATTCTGCTTCTGCCAGTTGTCGGCTCTTGCCCTTGAGGCCCCAACTGGCAGGCAACCAACCAAACGGTATCTTGCTCATGTCATCGTCCTATCACGTTGCTGAATATCCAGCAGTGTATGCGTGCTGCCACGTTGTAGCCGCGTTGCAGTGCTTGCTCTGTGACCCACATCTGCACGTCTTCCTGCTCTGCTCTGGTGGCACCCACTGGCATGATCCACACAGGCCAGTTCACTCCCACAGCACGATAGGCATCAACGGCACGCTCCAGCTCATCCCAGGTCTGTGGGTCTTGGTCCAGCACAAACTTCAACTGACCGTGATTGCTGATCAGCCTATAGTCTCGCACGATTTCTGGTTTGATGGCATCTGCCCACTTTTCACCTGATGTACCCAATTTGGGACTGCAGCTCCAGAACAGCTCTCCATCATAGAGGCCGCGATTGGTCCAAAACTCTGAGAACTCTTTGCGAGCTGCCTGTGTGCCATTGGTTTCTATAGTCACATGACGTGGTAGATCACTCTGTAGACGCAGTGTGCGCATGATATCCACAATGGCAGTTTGACTCAGCATGGGCTCGCCGCCAGTAAATGCCAAATGCACATCCTGTCCACTGCGTGGGTGTGTGAAGCTGTGGCCCTGCAGTCGCTGACGGAATTCGGCACAGATCTCTTCAGCAGTGTGAGTCAGTGACAGATGCTGATAGCGGGTGCTCCAACTGTAGCTGCTGTCACAGCCTGTGGTCCATACTGGCAGCTGATCCATATTGACAATGTTGTGAGCTTTGGGATCATAGTCTAAATAATCCAGCTGCCATGTGCTGGGATCTCTGGGATTAACTTGCCCAAATCCGCTGCAATTCATGTTGCAGCCCCAGAACCGTATCCACACTGTGGGATGACCAGCATATTGTCCTTCGCCCTGTATGGTGGGAGTGGCTCCGGCATTGCCGCCAAAGATTTCGCTGTATCTATATTTCTTGTGGCTCATTGAAATTCCTTGATCAGACACTGGGTGATTATAACCTGCTGCAACTGTGCTTGCAAGGCTAGGGATCTTTGGCAGCTGCTGCAATATCAAACCGCCGTGAGCCCTTGATTCTAGCATGAACCTGGGGAAAGTTTTGATACTGGGACGCACTGGTCCCCTTGGCCGCTGGGATCAGCTCCGCAGCCCAAGCCACTGGGCGATGTCTTGGCAGTGTGTTGATGGTGAAAGCTGTGCAGTGTTTGGTCACGGACCCATTGGTCCCTGTGCTGCAGCTTTGCGCACAGTGATCTGACCTGTGACGTCATCAACCTCCCAGTTGATCACATCGCCTTCTGACCAGCCCAGCTGCTGCAAGAAATTGTCGGGGAATATCAGATAGCAGTCCCCGTTGTGGTCCTCCTGCACCGCAACTGTGATAGCACTGATGCTGGCGTCAGTCATGGCTAGCAACCCCCGTCAGTCCCAGGGTAGCCGGGCTGTGATCCAAGCATGCCACACCATAGGCATCTTCATAGAAATAACTGTCTGGGTCGTCTATCACCACCTGCAGATCACTGTGCCTCACGTCGTAATCTATAAAGCTGTGATCATCGCAATAGACTCTAAACACCAAGCTATCGCCGCCATAGCTGGGCAGAAGACAGCCTCTGGTTCCGTTGGCTGGCTGTTTGACCACTAGTCTTTTTGCAATGCTATCCATACCTTGGCCTCTTCTTTCAACTGCTGATATTGTTGTTCTATTGCTGCCAACCGACCATGTGTTTGGGCCAGCACTGCAGTGATAGCAGCATCAACTGCCTCGTCATAGGCATCGCCCAGCAACTGCATGGGTTCATATTTGGCTTCTAAATATCGATCGCGTGGCATGATGCCCATCATCTGCTCTAGTCTTTGCAAACGTGCAAACAGCCCTTGGCTTTGATCATGATCTTGATTGCCTTTGAACAGGTCCCCGTTAATAACCAAGATCTCTGGCACATTAGTGCTGCTGACTGTGTAATTTTGGGCCAAGCCGCCATAGGTCAGGCTGCAGATACCAGCAGCAGCCGTTAATCCCCCGATGTTGGACAGCGATCTAGTTGTGATATGCCCTGTGTTGGCAATTGTCTGTCCAACCTGGCTAGTGATATATCCACCGTTGTGCACATAGGGGTCAAACATTGATAGCTGAACCTCCCAATCGGTTTTGCATGATGATGCTGGCCAGCTCTGTGCCCAGATCCTGACCCTCTGTTATGATATAGAGTTCATAATCAGTGCGATCTTGTTTATCATCATAGTGGTAGATTTCCACCACCTTGCCGCCATTGGCAGAGAAGATTCGTAAGTTGTTGCAGAGTGGCGAATCCAACCTATCCGGCGAAGGGATAGGTGATCTGGTTCGCAATCGCCCTTTGTGAGTTACCAAATAGCTGTCCCGCGTGTTGGCATTTTCCCAAGCTCGGCGACATTGTCTTTCAAACCAACGATCGAACCATTCCATGATCAGACAGCATCCTGTGCAATTAGCATTATTATAGGCCAAGACCTGCCTGCGTCAAACTAGCTGTTGGAATTTTCCTGTACATCTACCATGCTCACAGGCTGTGTTCGTATTTCCCCTTGGCTCCAGTTCCAGATTTCACGACTATTGGGTTTGGCAGATTTGTCTAATGCATAGTCGCAGTGATCTCTGGTCACTGTGCCAAAGGTAATCACACGCTGAGCCCAGGTCAGCAACTGGCAAAACACACAGGCTGTGCGGTTGCCGGCATTGCGAGCTCTGGCTGTGCGAGCTGACACAGTTTCATCCGCATCCCCCAGCAACAGACAGTTCAACATATGATCCAAAAGATTTAACCAATTCAGCAGATATTGACCAACATATCCAAGAAATCTCACCGCAAGTCTCCATAAGCTTGGTTCTGCGGTATTTAGTTTTCGCGCGAAAGCCCACAGGAGTGGGCTGTGCAGCAGTTCACCCTGACTTGCAGTGTGATTGGTTCAGTTGCAGCAGCGCGACTGCAGGGCTATGTGGTCAAAGAACTCTTTCTTGGTGCTGGGATCCTGGTTGAATGCCCCACGCAGCACAGTGGTCTGAGTGAGACTGCTGTGTGCCATGATCCCGCGATTGAGGCAACAGCCATGTTGCGCTTCTATGTAAACACCCACATCCCTGCTGCCAGTGGCTGATATGATTTCGCGTGCAATGTCATTGCAGAGTTCTTCCTGCAGTGTGCCACGGCGAGCACACCATTGTGCAATGCGTGTGTATTTGCTGAGACCAATCAACCTGTCTGCTGCAATGATGCCAATATAGGCCACGCCTGAGACAGGTTGATGATGATGGCTGCACATGCTGCGCAGCTCGCTGCGCACCACCAACATGCCTTCATATCCATCTTGCAGTTCGTTGGGAAAGCTGGTGGCATCTGGTGCAGGGTAATAGCGGCCACACATCAGTTCGTTGACATACATCTTAGCCAACCTGCGTCCTGTGTCGCAACTGTTGGGATCGTTGACACGATCTATTACCAAGCTGTCCAATACTGCATCAAATCGCAGTGACAGCTCGTCAATCAGCTGTTCATGCTCACCTGGTTCAATGTATTGGCTGATGTTGTCGCCTGCCCAAAAGCGTGTGCCTGCGGATTGTATGCGCTTACGTATGCGGCCTGATACCGTGCAGTGTGCTGTGGAAGATCTGTCAATGGTCATGTGTTTCTCGATGTTGTCGCAGTGAGTTGCGTGGCCTATTATAACCTATTTAGGCACTGACAGCAACTCACTGTGTGATGTCAAGCTCCGCGCTCTCCGTCGCTGTGGCCAGCGCGACACTCATCAATCACATCCAGCGGGTGCTGCTGTACAGTGAGCTGTGTGTGACAGCCAGTACTGCCGTTGGCACCGGTGGCTGTGACAGCATGCGCTGTCAGGGAACCCACGGCTCCCATTTGGCTGTCAACAGACAACAGACCTTGGCCCACAGTGCCACGCGATACAGTATTGGTGCTGCTGCCAGACCATG